ATCCTAATCCTAGAGCATTCTAACAAGGTTGCATCTAAGAAGACTATCGGCGCTAAGGCCCGCCTAATCGCTTCTATGGAAGACATGGCTGGAGCTGACAACGACGCCGTCGAAGCCGAGGAAGAAATAGTCCCAGAAGAAGTTTCTGTAGAAGAAATCTCTGCTGAGGACACGGACAATCCGCTGGACGACGTCCCTGACGCCGAGTTTGCAGAAGCTGAACCAGTTACTGCTGCCCGTAAAATGGCAGCTGTTCTGAAAAAAATGGTTCGTAAATGAACCTAGGCTGTTAAGCCATTAAGGGGTGTAATTCCCCTTATCCCTTTTCTTAATTGATTGGACATATGGAAATAGCAATTCAGCCAGTCGATGATTTTGTAAAGCAGGGTTTTGTTAAGAAACTGTCAGAACAGTTTCGGGCGCCTGCTTCGTTCTCCACTTCGCCTGACGCCCTAAAGAGCTTAAAAATACTCTTAGGCAACAAGGCGCCGGCGTACCCTTACATCTTTGTTAAATTACAGTCAGTGGCAGCGTCGCAAGACAGCTATAACTCCCACGATTTAATTCGGACAGGCTTACCTGTCCAATCTAGTAATAGGCAAACGTCAATGGTTCGCCTACTGCCTGTAACAATGACCGTAGAGCTTACGTTCATAACCAATAAACAATCTGGTGATCTTGACTCCGTGGACGGCTTTACTCGGCGCTACCTGTTTGCTAGACGTAATGGAAGCCTCTCGTTTAACATCGACTACGGTAGCACAAGACTACCTATATCTTATTCGTTAGACGAGGCGGTCAATGTCACTAGTAGAGACAATCCAACGGACGCAGAGTCCGTCTACCAGATAGTTACTACTGCATCTATTCGAGGCTATGTGTCTGAGCCAGCCTTAGGCAATAGAGGCAGAGTACAGACAGTAATACTAGATCAAAAGGTTGGCACAGATTTAGCCAACTTCTCAACTTTCATTTCATTCTAAGGAAACTATGAAAATTATCAACACTAACACACATCCTGTTTCTGTGCTAGTTAGCATTCATGGCAAAGAGGACTACGTTACAGTCATGTTAATCCTAATTGGGCAGCATCCAATCCTAAGGTTCAGACCCAAGGAGACAAATAATGGCTGTTGAACTAGTTAGTCGCTCAAGCGACGTTAGAATTTCTGAAATTGATTTAAGCCAGATTATTCTGGCTGCTGGTGGGACGGTTGGTGTTGTGCCTATTGTTTCTACCCAAGGGCGCACTACGCCTTTGCTATTCACAAATGGTACAGATTTTATCGCAGAGTACGGCAATCCTAGCCCAGCTATCTCTCAGACTATCCAAACCGGCCTAAACTATTTTACCAAAGGTAATCGCCTTTGGGGGCTTCGTGTGGCGGGAACAGGGGCAACCTACGGCGGTTTGTTGATGTACGTTACAGTGGGCGGCACCATTGACTTCCGCACTATTACCTTCTCAGATCCTTCGACAGTGTCACCTGCGGCGTTTGCCTTAGCAGGTGAGCAGGCTGTATCTATCTTTTACGGGCTACGCGGGCCAGGCAGCTACGTTGCTAACCTGTCTTTGTCTGTGTCCATACCTATCGCGGTAGCACCTACTGGTTTTGCTGCCGTCTCTGCTTCTACTGGCGGCACCTTAGGCCCAGCTACGTACGACTACCATGTCAGTGCATTATCCCTAGATGGAGAAAGTCTAGCCTCTACCCCGATTGCCCCTGTTATTGCGGCAGGTGTTACCAACACTATATCTCTAAGCTGGTCGGCCGTTCCTAGTGCGGTGGGCTACCGGGTTTACGGACGTACTACTGGCGGCTTAGGCCTTCTAACTACAGTGGGTGGGGCAACACTTTCGTTCACAGACACCGGAAGCTTGACAGCTGACGTTACCAAACAACCTATTCTAGTTTCAGGCGGAGCCAATTCTAGCCCTAACTTTACGGTTTACGTTTGGGATAATCAGACACCCGCCGCTAACTACTTAGAGCAGTGGTCTTGTACTTTAGAACCAAGTATCAACGCTGCGGGAATGCAGACAGAGATTGCTAACCGCATCAATCCGTTCTCTGGTTATCTGCAGGTAATCAACAACACGACGACCCTTGGTAGTGCGCCTACTATGAACGCCGTCCCGCTTACTGCAATGGCTGCAGGCAACTCGGGAACGGCAGTTACTTCAAATCAGGTCGTGGCGGCACTGCAGGTGTTTAAAGACAATCAGCTCTACAAAACCAACTTGTACATGAACGGCGGTATAGCTGACCCGGTTACCCAACAGGGTATGGACAGTCTGTGTCAAGGGCGCGGAGACTCTGTTGCACTCTTAGATGTCCCTTCGTCTTCACAGGCGTATCAAGCTGCTATCGACTACCGTAACTTGACGTTGAATCTGAACAGCACCTACTCGGCTCTGTTCAACCCAGATCTCTTAATCCCAGATCTTATTAACGGGCAGCAACTTTATGTTCCTCCTTCTGGTTACGTTGGTGCCCTTTGTGCTCACACTGACGCTACTCGCAACCCAGCTTACTCTATTGCCGGGCTAAACCGTGGTGTGGTAAACGTCTTAAAACAACGCTACACCTTTGACTCTGGTCAAGCTGACGCCCTTTACCAAGCACAAGTTAACTACTTTCGTACCTTTGTTGGGCAAGGTATCGCCTTGTGGGAGCAACGTACTCTGTCTGGTAAAGACTCTGCCTTAAGTTGGTTGAGCGTGCGCCGTATCTTGTGTACTCTAAAGGTCGCCCTGTACAACTTCTTGCTGTACGCTTTGGAAGAGCAGAACACAGACACTGTCCGACGTCAACTTGTTAACTCGTGTAACAGCTACCTAGACACGCTGGTTAATTCTAGCGCTATTGCGTCTTACCGTGTTCAATGTGATGCAAACAATAATCCAGCCGCTGCCGTTAATGCAGGTATCTTAGTACTAACCATTGTAATCATCCCACAAATTCCAATTCACGAAATCCAGCTTCAGCTCGTGATTTCCAAACAAGGTGTCTCGTTCTCAGAAGCGTTAAGCCAAGTTAACGGGCAGTAATTAGGAACTGACTAGAAAGTCATTCAACCAAGTAACAAATAACCATTAAAGGAAGAAACAATGGCAAGAACCTCAATGGCGAATGTCTTGGCCCTGCCCGATGCGGCACAGTCCTGGAACTTTTCGCTCTTTATCCCTCGTATTCCTGGCTCCAGTCTAAACAGCCAGAACCTAACCTTCAAGTGTAAGACAACTGCTATCCCTTCGTTTGGAGTTGAGCCAGTTGACATTGCACTGGCAGGCGTTACTAAGAAAGAAGCTGGTCGGGCAATTTATCAGCACACCTTCTCCTGTACGTTCATGGAGACTGTGGACTACACTACCTACCAAGCCTTCCGCGCCTGGCGCGACTACATGCGTAGTTGGAAGAACAACACTGGCACCAACTCGTCTGCTTACAAAGTAAATTTGGAATTAGACCTTTACGGCAATGCAGGTGACGTAATCCAGACAATTATCCTAGCAGGAGCTTGGCCTTCTGAGGTTGCGGACACTCAACTTGACGGCTCGCAGTCGGCAGTTATAGATTTATCTCCTACATTCTCGTTTGATTATCTTTCAGATTCTCTAAGCTGGTAACAAGGTATGACAGATTACTTTAACAGCGTACATATACATCTAGCGGACGGCTGTGAAGAAGTATCTTACGAGCAATATGCAGTTGTCATAAGCTCTTGCCATCCAAATTCCTTAGTTGCTTTTGACTTCCCGGCGGTACTAAACGTCTTAAGAAAAGAAATTCTTGAGGTGGGTAAACACTTAGTTGACGCAGGTAAGGCCTCTTGGGAAGGCATGCTATCGGCCTTTAAACAAAAAAGTATCTTCGCCTTATTAAAGGGTGTAGGATTCTCTTTACTAAAACTCTTTCATGCAGTAACCGCCTTGCTTAAACTGCCCTCCGAAGTTCTTTTAAAGTTTTTTGAAGAAGTAGCTGAGCATTTTAAAGATGTCGGTAGCCTACACAAGACTGCTGTCAAGGAAAGAATTTTGTGGGTGGAAAATCTTTTGAAAGCTCATCCTACAATTGCCAAGATTTCTGGGCTAGCGGTGGCTGGGCTGATACTGATTGTCTACATACAATCAGGTTCGGTGCCTCACCCAGAAGACTTAAACATCATTGACTGCCTAACTCAGTGCATTAAGGGTAACTTTTCGCTAGTGGAGCTCTTTACTACACCACAAGGCTTGTTTGCAATAGGGGCGGTAGCGTTCAGCGCTCTGGGAATACACGCGGTTGCAGAGACGGTGGTACATCACGCGTATAAATCCGTGCACTGGCTGGCTGCAGACATGAGCAACCTCCTTACCGCGTTAATAGGAAAAGGCGAAGCCTTAGCTCACCAAAAGTTAGACATTGTTGCCCCTAAACTGTTTAGTAAATTGGTACACCCTGTCTACAAGCGCTCCGGTAAATCTCAGAAATGGTTTGACGAACTGGACGCTGAAGCAAAAGAAGACTATCTTCTAACTTACCCTTACTCTGCTTTTAGGCAGAGTCCTTATCTTAAAGGGCCCAGCCCAACATAACCTCCCTACTAAGGGTCTCAATCAAAGGAAAACAAATGGAAACAATTCAAGCATTTAATACAAACACGGTCAACGTGATTGACTACCAGGTCAAGACGCCTACTGTGTCTAAGGTCATGGTTGCCTACACAGGCAAACACTCACAGGAAAGCCTGACCGCTAGCCTGTGCAAGAAGTTTGGCAACAACGCTCGCCCAGTTGCTAACTCTTTTAAGCAGGTAAAACCTGGGCTGGCGGTAGGCTTTGTTCGTGCTAATCGTGCTGTGCAAACAATGCCTAATGCTGCGAAGCTGAAGGCGTCCTATCGCGTTATGGCGTCAAACATCTATATGTCTAATGACGACAAGAGTTTGTGGGAAGTTAAAGAGGGCGTCGCTGGCAAGTATCTTGCCAAGCATGGACAAGACGACCTAACCGCATTAGTGGAAAGCACTGTGCAGCGCCGCCCAGACCTGCCTGGTTTACGCCACCTAACTATCGCAAAATGCGCTGCTCAGGAATTAGTGGCGTTTGTGACAGACGACGGCTCGTTAGATTACGGCTTTGCTATTGCAGCTTCAGACACTACCGTCAAAGTAATGTCTGCTTCGCGCCACATCCCAGTATCCGCCTCTTATGACATGGTTGTGTCAATTAGCAATGTCGCTATTCCTGCGGCTATCCATAACAAGCTTACTGCTAATGTTGATACAAAAGATTCTAAGGCTTACTATGAAGAACTCTTCTCGTATGCACCGGAGTACTTAGCAGAAGTTCTAAAGCAAGTTGAAGAAGGCA